CTGTCAAAATCTTCCAGAACGGCGTGTTTCACATCACGGGCGTCCTGGATGAGTCGTACGATCGTCAGGTGACGACGATGCTCAAGGATCATATCACAAAGAACTGCCCCGACGCGATCACGGGTGAGTGGGAAGGGACGGGTGTTCGTCGTGTGGTTCTGATGAACTACAAGACGAAGATTTGTTCATCCTCGAATCTCTCTCGTGATACGTTGTATTCGGATCTGCGGAAGAAGGGTGTGACCACGGTATACGAGCCAGCTGTCTACCCCGCAGTCAAGATCTACTTCCCCGATAAGAAGTGGATTGCCAAGGTCTTCCGCACGGGTCAGGTCATTCTTACGGGGATGACCACACATGACGAGTGTGCGGAACTCATGACTCAGTTAAAGCCTCTTGTCGTAGTATAGGCATATCATGTCTACACCTGCTGGCACAGTGCGTGAACTCTCTCCCCACGAGGTCGAAGAAGGGCGTCGTGGAATTAACGGCATCGATCTCCCGGCCACCGAGATCCAGGCCCTCGTTCGGAACATGGATGTCTCGAAGCAGAAGTACCGTCACCTGAAGTCAAATAAGGCACAGTATGAGGAGGCACTCAAGAAGGATAACGAGATGCTCTACTTCAACTATCCCTCACTTTTTCAAATGCATGCCGAGGATCGCATGGACTCTACCTTTTTTGAGATGCTGGCTCTGAAGCGTAAGATCGAGAAGGGCGAGATCACGGCCGAGCAGGCAACGACCATCATTGGCAAGAAGCTGTACAATCGCTTTATTCCGGAAGTCGTGGGCCAGACACCTTCTGAACCGTCTCAGCCGACGATGTCGTACGAGGAGTTTTATCGCCGCTCTCTTTGAGCTCAATGATCTCGTAATCCGGACAGCTCTTACAAACGAACATAAAGTACTTGCGCAGCTCCTCGCGTGTACAATCCTTGAGTGCATAACACTTGATTCGATCAAATCGGAGATCGTCCATCACCTTACACAGAACCTCCTTGGCACAGTCATTCACCAGGACAAAGACATCGTTCGTTGGATTCTCAAGCAGTAGACGAATATCGTTGCGGCTCTGCATAAAGGTGTCAAATCCGAGGTAGCAGTACTGCTTGGTCGCATCATAGTTGAGGAGCTTATTGCAATAGATGGGCTCAAATCCCTCCCGCTTCCACATCGGATTGTTCCACCAGTTTGGCTTGGGTTCCTCATAGGCACCCACGGAACGCATATGCTCGGTGATCTTATAATTGTCAAAGGCTTGGGGAACAATATTGTTCGGACCAAGACGGTTGATCTCCCAGTTCCGAATGAAGGAGAAATTGTTACCGTTGTCGTTCATGTACTGAATGTAGGCCAGCTTGTGCACACGAGCCATCTTCGTCCCCACTGCCGTACGAAGAAGGATCTCGAGATCATCCACGATCGGCAGAAACTCCGAGTAGTTACCCAACTTCATCAGTGTTTCCCGGCGCCAGATACGAGGATGGTTCGGAACGGCCACGATGTGCGTGCAGGTGATATTATTGATGTTGGGATGCGAGATCACATTGACCCACGTCCCACGATACTTCTGACAATAGTACCCCGCATACCCCAGACCAAAATGATCACCGTACGAGTGAGGAGATCCATTCTCGTACAGATGAGCACAGTCCATGTAGACAAAGCCAACCTCCTTGTCCTCCTCGAAGGTCCGAACAGCGTCAGCAAGACAGTCGGGCAGAATCTCATCGTCGTGATCGAACTCCAGAACGTACTTGCCTCGGCACAGCGAGACTGTCTCGTTCTTCACGTTACCGATGTTTCCGCTGTTCTTGGATCGCTTGTATAAGCGGACGCGAGGATCGTCTCCCACCACGGTCTTGAGAAACTCAAAGTGCTTGTCATCTGGCGAGTCATCCATCACAACCCACTCCCAGTCAAGAAAGGTCTGCGCCTTCAGACTGTTGTAGGGACGGTAGATCTTGTCGTACGAGTTGTAGCAGGAGGTAAACACCGAAAAGGCCGGACGGGTCAGCTCACGATCGAGCTGGGCGTTATGGACATAGCAGTAGTTGACGCCGCGATTGAAGGCCTCGATCTCGATCTTGTCAAAGTGAATCCATCGCATACGAAAGCGAGCCACATTGATGATATTCACATCCTCAAAGTATTCCGTCTGATCCTTACCGTATGTCACCAGCAGATGATAGTTGCAATCAAAAAGTTTTCGAAGGTAATTACGATCGCTGGTGATGTTCAGTGTGCAATCGAACTTGTCCTTGTTTTCGTTCAGGAGGGTGTCAATCTCCTTGTACGACTCGTGCCGGAAGAACACGATGTTGGGGTACTTCATTGTTGTAGTTCATGCTTTCACTCCGAAAGTTCCTTACGCAGATCCATCCAGATCTTGCCCAGGACATTCTTACCGGGCCACTTCGAGGGATCCTTGGCCTTGGACGTATCGGCCGAGGTGCCGATCGCCCAGTACTTATCGCGCGCAGAGGCCTCACCAATCGGACGGACACCCGTCTGCAGGAGCTTCTCTCGAATCTCGGGATGCTGAATCGCCTTGGCCTTCAGGGCGGCGGCCATGATACCATCCTTCTTCGCATCCCACTCCTCAATCTTGAAATCCTTGACCTTCTTGCCCAGAGCCTTCACGGCCTTGGCCGAGGGTGTCTTGAGAATCTTGGCAGCAATGGCTCCGTCTCCGAAGGTCTTAGCCTTCATCCACTGGAAGTAGTGCTCCACCGTGGGGAAGGTGATGGAATCCATCTGGAAGGGTGCCTCAAACATGTTCGAGAGCATGCGCCACTCGCCCTTGCCCTCATCTCCGCCCGTGAAGAGAGCGGGCTCAGGACCGGCCTCCACAGCCTTCTTGATGATCTTCTTCTTGGGCTTCTTCTCGTCAGGCTTCGGGGCTGCCGTGTCCTTGGCATCCGTGTCACCATCGCGGTCGAGGGACACAGGAATATCGGCGGTCTGAACCTCCTCAAGCTTCGGCTCCTCCTTAGGCTTGGGCATCTCAACCTTCTGGAACACGAAGCTCCGATGGAGGAAGGAGAAGTTCTGGTGCTCCTGAGTGAGCGTGATTGAGTTCTGCTCAGCGTAGTGATCAGCGAACATCGAGCTACCGACCAGCTGGTACCCCTCCGCACCCAGGATCTCCGTGATCTTGCCAAAGGGGACCAGGTACTCCTTCTGAGGCTGCTCGAAGCTCTCGAGATGAACCGAGATGGCCTGTCCGAAGGTCTCCGTCCATCCCTCCCCGTCCTCATACTCCTTGACGAACTCGCCGAAGACCTGCGACTCAGCCCGGAAGGTATGCGACTGCTTGCCCATCAGCAGAGAGTATACGGCCGCTCCATCCAGACAGGTTCCGAAGAAGATACCCTTGCCGAGCTCAGAGAGGTTCTTGACAAAGGCCTTGAACTTCTCCTCAGACTCGCAAGCATAGTGAATCGCAAACTGGCAGGAGATGACATCAAACTCCTTGAGGTTGGCGAAGCGCTCGAGATAGGTCGTCGTTGCCGGCTCTAGACCTGCGAGGATCTTGGCGTAGCGGTTCTGGGAATCCAGCAAGGGCTCGGTCATGTCACCCTGAATGAACAACACGGGAGGCAGGAAGTCCGTCGGATGTTGCTCCTTCTCCTTGAGGTAGCGAACACAGGCACCCTGCCGGGATGAGATGATGTTCGACTCCGAGGTGTCCACACCCACGACCAGCGAGGGCTTGGTCCTCTTCCACTTGAGCAGATCACCGGCCCGACCCACACCGAACTCTAGCAGGGTATCACCCGCCTTGATCGAGGACCGGTACAGGTTCTCCTTGATCCGATTGTGGAACCCGTAGACATCCTTGAGAACCCGATCACGTGCATCGAGGTTGTCGCGGTAGTACAGATCATCCTCCATCGTATCGTCCGGGGGAACCGAGGCCACATCGCGAATCATCTGCTCGGAGATCGGAATGTGGATGTTCGTCCAGATCGAGTCGGCCACCTTGATGTCGTTGCCGAAGTTGGGCTTGCCCAGGACCCGATACTGGTAGGTCTTGTCATGGCGAGTCCGCATGATGACCCATCGGCTCTTGTCTGTGTCGTAGGAGCACTCGATGATGGTGTTGTCCTCGACGCGATTCCCATCCGAATCAATCGGAACACCCCGATCGTTGAGGGGAATGTAGATCACGCAGGCATCCGGAGACTTGGGGACACTGGGTTGGAAGGGAGAGGGAACGCGATCGCGGTTCTGAGAGAGAACACGCATCTCGGGAGGCAGGGCAACCTCCGTGTACTCACCCGTCATCGTCTCGCAAGGATGGATGACATCACCCGGAGTCCGAGACACATACAGCGTGCCCTTGAACACCAGCTTCCCCAGATTCACATCGTAGCTCTGAATCTGCTTGAACTTGATGAGGAAGTCAATGCTGTTCTGTTGGGGAGGCTTCCACTTGTACAGCGACATCCACGTATTACCACGGCGCTCCGTGATGGGTGCAACAGGAGACGAGCGAGGCGTGAACACCAGTCCATCCGTGGGGTACTCGAACCGAGTGTCCAGGATCTTGCGAATCGCCTCCTCCATCGAGGCACCGTCTCCTGCCAGGAACATCTTGGTCGAGACACGCAGAGGCGCCTGTGTCGGAAGAGCCAGGAAGTCCTTGGATAGATCACTCACGAAGGCATGTGCGCATCCAAGACGAGAGGTCGGCGTCACGTCCTCATCGGTGAGCATCAGGGGAAGACGACGCGTGTCCTTCCCGCGGTAGGCGTAGACGTCGAAGATGCAGAAGGTGTTCCGCTCAGCAAGATACTCACCGTCAATGACGTCGCCGATGTGGACCTCATTCGTAGCCGTCAGACCCGTCCAGGTAACGACCAGGCTGGGCGTGATGCGGAGAACCCTCTTGTCACGCATGACCACGAGGAAGCACCGCTCACCGTCAGCCTTGTTGGTGACCGTGTATCCCGTGAGGATGTTGTGAGGACGATCGTTTCGGAGATGACGGCGCTCCAGGGTCACGGGGTTGATGAAGGGAACCCGCGAGGCCTCGAACTCCAGACGATAGCGGTCAGCATCGGACGTCGTCAGCAGGAACGGTGAGCCCTGGTAAGCACCCAGAACTGGAGCCACAGCCCCCAGCAGGGACTTGATCATCTCGTCATCCGAGAGAGTGCGGTTGACGACCTCGACCTCCAGCTCGTAGACGGGGGGCTGAGCCAGGATGTCCTGGAAGGTCTTGGTCTGCTTGGTCTTGGACTTGGTCATCGACAGATCGTAGCGGACTCCACCATCGAGACTGATCCACGAGCGACGGTGGATGATGCGGACATGCGAGGCCGGATCCATGGGCGACCCCGAGAAGTCCTTGCGCAGGTGCTCCTCATGACGAAGCGTGAAGCGAATCGACGAGTCTGGCAGGTCAATCATATCACGCTTGCCCACTACCGCCGTTACGACCTCGAAGTACTTGCGCTTACGCTCGACCTCGAGCGGAACACCACGGAAACTGCCCGTGGTACAAATCTTGTGGATGTTCTCAGGACCCACGATCACGACCCGCAGGCCGTCGGAGTACTGAAAGGTTGCCCGATGCTCATCAACTGACGAGCCGCGTGCGTTGACCGTGATCGCCTTGACGATACGGTCGACCACATCCTTGGTGTGAATCTTGTTGGGTAGGACCTTACATTCGAGTTCTGCGTGCTTGTCCTTTTTGACGAAGGACGCATACTCGCGT